TCCTTGTACACGATGAAAGTGGAAAGTGGGAAAAGCCCGATAATATCCTCAACAACTGGCGTGTCACTAAAACTACATTAAGGCTTGGTAGAAGGATTATAGGAAAGTGTATGATGGGCTCTACTTCTAACTCTCAAGACAAGGGTGGGGGTAACTTTAAGAGACTCTATCACGATTCTGATGTAACTCAGAGAAATGCCAACGGACAGACTAAAAGCGGAATGTACAGTCTCTTTATTCCTATGGAGTGGAATTTTGAGGGGTTTATTGATCAACATGGACAGCCAGTTTTCAGAAAGCCAGAAACAGCCGTTTTAGACCACTATGGGGACGTTATAGATGGTGGGGTACTTGACTACTGGGAAAATGAAGTAGACAGCCTTAGAAACGATTCTGACGCCTTAAATGAGTTCTATAGACAGTTCCCAAGGACAGAGGGTCACGCATTCAGGGATGAAGCAAAGAATAGCTTATTTAATCTTACAAAAATATATGAGCAAATTGATTTTAATGACGGTCTTGCTCGTCAGAGAGTTGTACAGCGAGGCAGTTTTCATTGGAGGAATGGCGTCAAAGACTCAGAAGTAATATGGACCCCAGAGAAAAATGGCAGGTTTTATGTTTCCTGGATTCCACCGTTAGAGTTAAGAAATCGTGTCATTAGGAGAAACGGCATGAAGTATCCTGGTAATGAGCATATTGGGTCATTTGGATGTGACTCCTACGATATATCAGGAACTGTAGGCGGAGGGGGCTCTAATGGTGCACTCCATGGGTTTACAAAGACAAACCTTGACGGACCATCTAATATGTTCTTCCTGGAATATATATACAGACCACAGACAGCAGAATTGTTCTATGAGGATGTGCTTATGGCTATGGTGTTTTATGGAATGCCTGTTCTTGCGGAAAACAATAAACCTCGCCTGCTTTATCATTTAAAAAACAGAGGATATAGAAGGTGGAGCATAAATAGACCAGACAAACACAAAAATGATCTGTCAAAGGCCGAAAAAGAACTTGGTGGCATACCATCGTCTTCAGCAGTTATATCTATACACGCAGAAGCTATTGAAAGCTACATTGAGGAAAGTGTTGGGTTCAATAATGACGGCACTGGAAACATGTATTTTACAAGAACTTTACTGGACTGGGCAAACTATGATATAAACAAAAGAACCAAGTTTGATGCCACTGTAAGTTCAGGCTTGGCAATCATGGCAAACCAGAAGTATGTGGTTCAGCCTAAGAAAAATAATACCGAAATAAATGTTAACTTTGCAAAGTATAATAATGGCGGCATAGTTAGCTCTATTATAAAGTAACAATATGCAAGGATCTTCTGGGAAATACATTATAGGATTTCCAAACCAATTAGCATCTGATGCTGAAAAAGCATCTAATGAGTATGGACTAATGGTTGGACGTGCCATTGAATCTGAATGGTTCAGAAAAGAAGGCGGCCAATCACGATTCTATAACAATAGAGACACATACCATAAACTAAGAACATATGCAATGGGTGAGCAGTCTGTACGAAAGTACAAAGACGAGCTTGCCGTAAACGGAGATATTTCTTACCTCAACTTAGACTGGACTCCTGTACCCATCATTCCTAAATTTGTAGACATCGTTGTAAACGGTATCTCAAATAGGTTGTTTGACGTGAAAGCAGAAGCGGTTGACCCAGTGTCTTCAAACAAGAAGGCTATGTATAAGAATCGCATCCAGACAGAGATGCGAAATAAGGAGGACTTTGAGGAGATCGGAGCCATGCTTGGGAAAAATATGTTTTCCACACAGCCCGATGCGTTACCAGAGACAGATGATGAGCTTGATCTTCACATGAAGATTGATTACAAGGACGATATTGAAATCGCTCAGGAGAAAGCTATTGAGACTACATTCAAGTACAACAACTATGAGCTGACAAAGAAACGTGTTGACGAAGATTCAACTGTTCTTGGAATATCAGCAGCGAAACACACATTTAACAGACACGAGGGCATTAAGGTGGAGTACGTAGATCCAGCAGACCTGGTTTATAGTCCAACAGAAGATCCCTACTTTGATGACTGTTATTACTTTGGTGAGGTTAAGAATGTAAATATCACCGAGTTAAAAAAGATAAATCCAAACCTTTCACAAGATGAAATAGATGAGATAGCTAAGTCATCCTCAAAGTTTGACTCCTATCAAGGCATGAGAGGTGGATATAAAACCGACAACTTTGATTACAACACAGCTACATTGCTGTATTTCTGCTATAAGACGGACAAGAACATCGTATATAAAAAGAAAAAGACAGCCAACGGAGGCGAAAAAGTACTTAAAAAAGACGATCAATTCAACCCACCCAAGACAGAGCAAGCGCGTTTTGAGAAACTATCTAAAAGAATTGACGTATGGTACGAAGGTGTACTTGTATTAGGAACAAACACACTGCTAAAGTGGGATTTAATGAAAAACATGGTGCGACCCAAAAGCTCAATGGAGAGAGTGTATGCTCCTTACATTGTCAGTGCGCCAAAAATGTACAGAGGTCAGATTGATTCCCTTGTAAAGAGAATGATTCCTTTTGCGGATCAAATACAACTACTACACCTTAAATTACAGCAAGTAGCAGCTAAAATGATACCAGATGGGGTATTTATTGACATAGATGGACTTTCTTCTATTAATCTTGGAAATGGTAATAGCTACTCGCCACAGGAGGCGTTAAATCTATATTTTCAGACAGGATCTGTTATTGGAAGGAGTTTAACCGAGGAAGGTGAGTTTAATAGTGGCAAAGTGCCAATTCAAGAGCTAACGTCTTCAGGTGCAAACGCAAAGATTAGTTCTCTAATCAACATGTACAACTACAACCTCAACCTTTTACGAGGTGTGACTGGGCTCAACGAAGCAAGAGATGGTTCTATGCCAGACGCAAATGCTTTAGTTGGAGTTCAAAAGCTTGCGGCACTTAATTCTAATACAGCTACAAGACATATACTTAAGTCAGGATTATTTACGACTCAAAGGCTTGCAGAGTGCATTGGATACCGTATTTCAGATATCCTTGAGTACTCAGATATGAAGGAGGATTTTGTTAAAAACATTGGGCGACACAGTGTTGACATTCTTGACGAAATCAAAGAGCTTCACTTACACGACTTTGGTGTATTTATTGAGATGCATCCAGATGAAGAAGAAAAACAGATGCTTGAGCAAAACATTCAGACTTCCTTATCGGCAGGTAAAATCGATATTGATGATGCCATTGATATTAGGGGTATTAGAAATGTAAAGATAGCATCACAGCTTCTAAAAGTTAGAAAGAGACGTAAGGAAAAGCTTGACAACAAAAGACAGCAAGAGAATATCGCCTTACAGGCTGAAGCAAATCAACAGGCAGCGCTTACAGCGGAGCAAGGCAAGCAGCAAACAGCTTTAGCTAAAATGGAGGCGGAGGCCAAGATTAAGCAGCTAGAAGCAGAGCTTGAAATGAAGAAAATGGAACAGGAGTTCTACTACAAGTCACAATTGATTCAAATGCAAAAGGGTATTGAAGGGCAAATAAAGTCCGCAGAGCTTCAGATGCAAAAAGATAAAGAGGCTTACAAGGAGGACAGAAAAGACCAGCGAACTGCAAAGCAAGCTACACAACAATCGAAGTTAATTCAACAAAGACAGCAGGATTTAGACCCTATTGATTTTGACGGACAAGACACGTTAGGGTCAGGAATGGAGGGCATCTTGAGCGTTGATTAATTTCATAATTTTGCAACATAATTAAATTTAATTCATATGGAATGGAAACTAAGGGCTTTGGATGCCGAAGGCAATCCTATAGAGCCCAAACAGGAGGTTCAAGCAGAACAACCACAACCTGAAGTTCAGGAGCAGGAAGTTCAGCAAGAAACCCAACAGGAAGAAGTAATAGAAAAAAATACAGAGGATGCCGTACAGCAAGAAAACATCGAAGAGCAAAGCCAAGAGCAAGCCCAAGATGAAGTACAAGAAGAAAAAATAGAGGTTGAGAAACCAATAGAACTCGATGATTCGAGCATATTAAATTATCTAAAAGAAAGACACAACTTAGAGGTTGAGTCTATTGACGTTCTTAAAAATACTGAAACCAAAGAAGAGCAATCTTTACCAGAGGATATTGCTAAGTTTATGGAGTATCAGAAAAATACTGGAAGGTCTTTTGATGATTACGCAAGACTACAGCAAGACTGGACGCAGGTTGATGACACTTCTGTACTTCGTGAGTATTACCGACAAAATAAGCCTCACCTAGACGCTGAAGAAATCGACTACTTGATCAATGAGGAGTTTAGCTACGATTCTGAGCTAGACGATGAAAAGGATATCAAGAAGAAAAAGATTGCCTACAAAGAAGAATTATACAAGGCTAGAAACCACTTTGAAGAACTAAAGGAAAAATATAAAGCTCCGCTTGAGTCAAGAGAAGCTGACATTCCTGAAAACTACAAAGAGGCTTTTAACTTTTATAATCAATACAGAGAACAAACCGACCAGGAGACAAAAGCTCAAGAGGAACGCTCTCGTATCTTTATGGAAAAGACAAACACTCTTTTCTCTGATGAGTTCAAAGGTTTTGAGTTCAACGCAGGAGATAAGAAGCAGGTCTTTAAGCCATCGGATGTAAGTAAGGTTAAAGAGGTTCAATCAGATATAACGAACTTCTTCAATCAGCACTTAGATGAAAATGGTGTAGTTAAAGATATACAGGCGTACCACAAGGCTTTGTATGCTGCTCAAAATGCAGATGCTATATTTAAGTTCGCTTACGAACAAGGTAAAGCAGACGCTACGGATGGTCTTGTAAAAGAGACTAAGAATATTGACATGAATGTTCGTGAAAATGTTCAGACCGAGAGTGGAGGTACAAAGTTTAGAGCAATTTCTTCGGACGATACGTTTTCGTTTAAAATTAAAAAAAGAAAATAACTCTTAAAAAACATTTACAATGAGTGTAACTATTTCTGGAGTACAGGGTGCATTAACTCCTGCTCCATCGAAGTCGACATTGTCGTCTAACTATTTAGGGTCAGCTATTGAGTTTACTTCTCAGTACTTACCTGATGTTTATGAAGCTGAATTTGAAAAGTACGGTAACCGTTCTGTATCTGCCTTTTTGCGCATGGTAGGAGCTGAGATGCCTTTCCAATCTGACGTTATTCAATGGTCAGAGCAAGGACGTCTACACCTAGCGGTAACTGGCGCAACTCGTTCAGCTGATGTAATTACATCTAACGGACACCCTTTCCGTGTAAACCAAACTGTTATTGTTTCTGACGGAACAGACCAAGACAAAGCTATCATTACAGCTACTACAACTAACACGTTTACTGTAGCTTCTTATAGTGGTGCTAACCTTGCTGCTGCTGTTGGTACTACAGGATTGAAAGTATTTGCTTACGGTTCTGAGTTTAAAAAAGGAACTAACGGAATGAGCGGATCATTGGATGCTCCAAAAGATATCCAAACTACTAACCCTATCATTATCAAAGACAAGTATGAAGTTAATGGTTCTGATATGGCGCAAATCGGATGGATTGAAGTAACAACTGAAAACGGTGCTACTGGATACC